TTCTAATCTGATTAGCCCATTGATATTTAAGGCTAGATAGACAGATTACCAAACCTGGCTCTTTCATCTCGCGTGAATCCATGAGACGTTCAACCGCTGCAATGGATACTACTGTTTCACCCAACTCTAAGTCGTAGGCCACAAGCATCTTTTGCCTCTGGCACATGCGCTCTACTGCCTCTGGTTGATAAGGAAGTAACGTACCTTTAAAGGACATTAATCTCTTCCATATTGTGCTTAATCTGCGCCTTTAAAAACTCTAACCCTGAATTATTCATAATGACTTTATCAAAAGCCCAATCATCCATGGCAGACTCTGACGGATGGTCATTGACGGGAGAGTATCCAGGGCGAATAACTCGCCATACTTGACCGTTAAAATCTTTAACCATCTGTGCCTCATTAGGAAAACGAACATCTGTAAAAACAATTTTGTCGTCTATAGAAATTCCTTTAAAAGCTTGCTTTACCCAAAAATCTTCTCCAAACATCTTGCGTCCAACTTCTGTGCCAATTACCTGCATAAGACGACGGGCATCTGTGTATTTCTTTGCATACTCCCAACCGTGTTCATCAACAATGTGTTGCAAACGGTCTTGTCCTCCAAGGTCTGAAATGACTATGGGGTTTAAAACGTAAAGGGCTTCTCGCATTGGATTAGCAAAAGCACGGTTGTTATATCCGTGTAAACCTATAAGCATTCCTGCAACAGTATCTTTGCCAGATTGTGCGTATCCTGAAAGCCCGATTATCATAAAAATGCTCTCTTTCCATGTAGTGAGTGTTTAGCGTTTTCTAGTCCGTACATTATCTCAGCCTTGCTCATAGCGCCAATATCTTTCATGTCTGTCTTATCATAGTTAAAAAACCAACATTCAAAACCCATAAGATTTGCGTACTCTAATAAGGTCGATGAAGAACTTAACCCAGCTTGGTCGTTATCCATAGCAAAAATTATATGTTCTGCGCTTCTAATAAGGTTAATTTGTTCTCTAGATACTGAAGAACCACAGACTGCAACCCCTCCTAAAACTCCAACAGATGCTAAACGAGCAACATCTAACGGAGACTCAACAACAATCATTGAAGATTGCTCATAGCGCATATAACCAAATAAAGTTGACGATTTACTTATCTTAGGTGGGTAGTTATTAAATCGGCGCTCTTTAAACCATTTCTCCTGCCAACCAATAAGTTTATTAGTGTAGGGGTCTCTCATTGGAAGTATCCAACTGCTGTTAGCGGCATTCCATAAAATCTCGTAATAATCGGCAGCTACAGTAGTTATCCCACGAGATTTAAGAGCAAACTCTGGTGGCATCACAAAAGCACTTAACATTGATTCAGTTATAGGAATGCTTTGCTCTTGTAATGGCGTAGGCATAGTTAATTTCTCAAATGCTTTTGTTAAATTGCGCTCGCCGCTATTGACCCACTGCTTAGCCATTGCAGAGTCAACGCCCTGGACATACTCAACAAGTGAGCCAACGCTTCCTTTAAAGTGACAAGAAAAACAATTATGAACTCCAGTATCAGCATTGATATACCAAGACGGGTTAGTGTCTTCTCTTCCTTTGCGTTCTAGGTGAGCGGGACAGTGAGCCTTAATCTCATCTCCATGTATGGAAACAATCTCAATACCCAAACGTTCTAATAGGTCTTCCATCTCAGTTACTGTCATAGGTCTTTTGCCGTAATCTCTCTAAAAGCTCCTGTATTCCAATCCCACAACATTGATACCTCTGCTGGCCCAGAGTTACGAGAGGCAATAACTTTTAATAGACGAGTGTCATCTACGTTTTCATCTTCGCGTTGAAGGCCAAAAATAACATCTGCATCTTGGTGGAAAGAAGAAGAGTAACCAATAGCGTCGGTAGTGACTTGACCATTGCGCATCTTATTTTCCAAAACTTGAGTAGAAATTACAACGGGTTTATTTACTCGCTGAGCAAGGCGTTTAAGGGAACGAGTGATGTTGGTTAACGCTTGTGGACTTCCTGGCTTCTCTCCGTTTTCATCAATCATCAAATACATACCATCAATAAATACAACGTCTGGTTGGTGTATCTGAATCTTGCTAGCAATAGCAGAAACTGTTGCCCCTTCCGTTGCTCCAATAAGCCAAAACTTTTCTCGCATTTGACTAACTGCCTGAAGCTTAGATTTAACACGAGACTCTTCTGCCTCTGTAAGTGCACCTACTTGATACCGAGTATGCGAAACACGGGCACGCATAGCAACGTATCTAGAAAGCTGTTCTTGATTGGTCATCTCAAAAGATTGAAACATTGGTGTGCTTCCCTTTAAGTGAACGTTTTGGGCAATCTGTAAAGCAAGTGTTGACTTACCAGTTTTAGGTGGAGCAACAATAATAATTAATTGACCGTTTTGCAATCCGTTAGTTGCGGCATCAATAGTAGGAAACCCTGTAGGAACTCCTAATAGACCTGGGTTGTTTTTGCGATAAAGGTAATCGTCCCATAACTGCATAGGGTTTTCTGTAATATCAACATCGGAAGATTTTGTCAGACCATCTTGCTCTAACTTTACAATTCCCTTTTGTATCTCAATTAACGCACCTTCATGGTCGCGCTGTTTTTCAATCTTCTCAATAGCATCACCAATCATGGTGATTGTGGCTGACTTACGACGAGCTGCAATTAACTCATCAAGAAGATACTCAACGCTGTCTACAACTTCTACAAATCTATAAGAAGGAAAATTCTCTGTTACAACATCAAGACTTGGACACTCGCCATACTTAGTAAAATGGGATTTAAGTAAGGACCAAACTTTTCTATCTTCATTATCTAAAAACCATGAGTCATTAACGTTGCGTTGAAATAGCTGCGTAAGGTCTCGGTCTTGTATGACCTTACTAAGAAGCAACGTCTCTTTGTTCATAGTTGTGTGAAGTCCAATCCCCAATGTCCGTAACGTAGCATCCTAGAAGGTAAATCTAAAACTCCAACAACTTCTGGTCTGTAGGGAAGCTCTGAGACTAAATGTTCTACAGATTCGTATGAGGTAAAGTATCTAAACGGATTGGTGCCCATCCTGTCAAGTTTGTCCACCATGACTTGTAAATCAGAATCATTTAACGTAAACGAAGCTAATTCCATTGTGTACCCAATGTTTTGAGCAAAAACGTATAATCGGCTTAGTAAAGCTCGGTTGTATTTAATATCTTTAGAAGTCACTGGAAATACTTTAAACTTTTTGGATATCTTAATATCGTAGTCTAAAAAAGTATCTGCTATTACTACGATGCGTTTAGGTAGGTCGTTACTTATATCCCCCTTACGCATTTTAAATTACCTCTGGTATTCCAAATTTAATAATAAATTCTCTACTGTGTTTATTAGAAAGATGAGCTTGAGCAATATCTTCATCTGTTACATCTGGGGATAGTACAGGAACATAGACACCGTTGTTAAACTCCATCCGTATCTTAACAAGTTTTGAATGTTTACAAGAAGCTCGGCCTTTAAAACCTGGGCAATTACAAATGACTTTTCCTTCATTTGAAATCCCAACCTCATAAATGCTGGGACCTGGAATTTGTGTGTCGTTAAGAAACATTTGAACCAGTTTTACCTCGGTGTTCAAAGTCTCCTCCATCATCGTAAGTCCTTAGCGCCATCTACGGGAACGTAGACAAAAGCTTCTTTAATAAAACTACCCGTAGCCTCTCCATAAGAGGCTGCCCAGTCTTGCTTCTCAATGTTACTAGTAACGATAGTGGGAAGTCCGTTATTAAATCGTGTTCTTAAAATGTGGTGAAGCATATTGCTTTGCCAACCTGAAAGGCTGGTGTGTTCTTTGCCTATGTCATCAATTATTAAAACTCTAATGTTGTAGGCATCATCTCTACACTCCCCCAAAATACCTGCGTATAAAGTTTCTTCTGCCTCTGTTGGACTATCCATTAATTTTCCCTTTAAATCTAAAATTCCGTTAAAGGTCGAAAAATAACAAGGGCGAACAATTACCTTCCCTTCCTGAGGCACAAAAGCCTCTATGGGGAAAGTCGTCAGTATCTCTTGAATAACGGCTAGGGCAAGGGTGGTTTTTCCCCTACCTGGCTCCCCATAAAAAAGGATTCCACGGCCGCATTTAGCCCCTCCAGCCTTCAAAATGTATTCTCCCTCAAGGGCTAGCTTCAACCAGCCCCTAAC